TTTTTGGCCTTTCGTGCCATTTCCACCTCGATTAAGTATTGGTAAAGTATTCTAAAACTCTAGAAAAGGAGGTAGAAACCATACCAAATGTCATATGTCATTACGGAACAAAGGGTATGAAGTGGCGAAAACTAAAAAGTGTTAAGCCAGACGACCCAAAAGGAATGGATAATCCAAGAGAAGCAAGAATGTATAAGTGGGAAAAATGGAAGTACGACTATATGCAGTCACCCTTTCATCATGATCCAACCGAATACCCAGATTATATGGAAACAAAACCTCCTCCTTCAAAGTCTGACTCAGTTGATATGCCACGTATACATGTTAAAGGGACCTCTGGATATCGCATTCTAGAACCGAAAAAACATGACACAAATCTACCAAGTAAGAACCGTATGACTTCGGCAAGAAAGAAGAAAGTAGATGAATTCATACAGGGAATATTTAATAAAGCGATTAGCGTTCTGAAAGGAGGTTAGGTCGTGGCCAAATACTCTCGACCCGAACAAGAAAAAGAGCACAACGCGCCACCTGCTACTACACCAGAAGGTCGAGAGAACCAAATGATCTCTCTGGCCATGGATCTAGCAGAGAAACGTATGAGAGCAGGAACCGCGAGTGCCCAGGAAGTCACGCATTTCCTAAAACTCGGTTCTCTTAACAACAGAGTAGAACGCGATATTCTTGAAAAACAAAAGGAACTTATTACAGCAAAGACAGAGTCAATTCGCGCTGCCAAACGAGTTGATGAATTATACGCGGATGCCATCGCTGCTATGAGAACGTACGCGGGAGACCCGGATCGGGGAGACAATGAAGATTAGAACCTATTCTGAACTTATAACTTTAAAAACCTTCGAAGAAAGATTTGATTATCTGTTTCTTCAAGGTACAATTGGTATCATAACGTTCGGTTTCGATCGTTACATCAATCAAGATTTCTATAACTCTCAAACTTGGCGTTCTCTTCGTGATAAGATTATTATACGAGATAATGCATGCGACCTTGCAATTCCGGATCGCGAGATTCTTGATTCAGTTCGGATTCATCATATGAATCCAATGAGTATTGAAGACGTTGAATGTGGAAATCCAGAAACCCTTGACCCAGAGTATTTAATATGTACATCTATTAATACTCATAACATGATTCACTTTGGATCTTCTAAAGGGTTAACATATTTACCAGTTGAAAGAAAGCGAAACGATACTTGTCCTTGGCGTAACAATTAAAAGAAAGGAGGCCTTTAGATGCCGAATAAAACTATTACTCATGATTTAGATAAAGAGTTATGGTTTGGTTATCCTGGAGCAACAAAGTCCATAGGTCACTTCGGAGTTCTTGGAATGCATTGGGGCGTACGGAAAGATCTTCAGTTAACAAGCGGCGGCGTCATTAAAAAAGGGACAAGGATTGCTCGTTTAACATCGGATCCAAATGAAGTGAATAAGGGATCTACTTTTGCAGTTGCGACAACCAAAAACGGATCATATCCGGAAGGCGAACTAAATTTTATCAAAGGGTGGATAGCCCAAAATCCAAACACAAAACTATATCAAATAGACATGAAGACTAAGGCGGATTTAATTCTTCCATCAATGAAAGAAAAAGGAGAAACTTTCGTTAACGATATTTTATCCGATCCAAAACTTCGAGACCAGATTTTACTAGGCAGTGATGCATTTCTTGGTCCAAATCGGTTGGATAGTCCCTTTGCAAAAAATAGAAAGAGCTCATTAGTAGAGGCGCAAAAACTAAAATCATAGATCTTGACCTAACAAAGACAGGATTTGACGCAATTAAAGATCCAGATTTAAGAAATGCGTATACGACATTCACTCAAGCATTAAATGATAAAACAGTAAGGGGAGCATATATATCTTCTTTATCTAAGAAAGGTTTTTCCGGAACTTCGGATGATTTAATGGATGCTGACATGAAATCATTATTGTATAATGGTCGCACACAGGCAATTACGAACAGAACAAATAAGGCAATTGTTGCAGGAACCTATATCGGAGCGGCGATCAGTGTACCGACTGCCCTTGTAACAGGAATACCCGCTATAGTTCCAATTCTCACTATCGGCGGCACGATGATTGGTATTAGTTTGGCAACTGCTCTGAATAAAACAGCTTTTCCAGATGACCGATCTGCCTATGGTACATCCAGCGTTATTATCTTTGATAGAGAAGGATCATTAGACGTTATTAGAACAAAAGAGATTAAGAAAAGAGATTAAAAGAAAGGAGGGGTACCTTGTGATAGACAGTATTCTTACATCTGTTAAGAAAATGCTAGGAGTTGACGAGTCAGATGACAACTTTGACGAAGAACTTATCATGTACATCAATGGTTCATTGATGGTTATGACACAACTTGGTGTTGGACCAACAGAAGGATTTTTTATCACCTCTGTTAAAAATACCTGGTCGGAACTTCTTGGAGATCGAACAGACTTGAACCTTGTGCTCGGTGATGTCTATCTTCGAACTCGTCTTATTTTTGATCCTCCAACAAATTCCTTTTTAGTTGCCTCTATTGACAGACAAATTGTAGAGTATGATTGGCGGATTGCGGCGTGGCATACTCCTCAGGTGGAGGTATAAAATGCAGCTATCAAACACGGCCACTCCGCGGTACTATGGGCAGTTCCGGGACGCCGTATTGAGAGGCGACATACCTGTCTGTAGTGAAATCTCTATGCAAATGAATCGAATTGACGAACGAATTCGTAATCCAAAATTCTATTACGATCCAGATGCGATTGAGGGATGGATTCTCTTTTGTGAGCAAGAGTTAACCTTGACTGACGGTTCAGATCTCCATCTTTTAGACTCGTTTAAACTTTGGGCTGAAGATGTTTTTGGATGGTATTACTTTACAGACCGTGCTGTTTTTGTTCCTGGTAAAAACGGTAAGTCTGGTCACTATGAACGACGAAGAGTTAAGAAACGCTTAACAAGTAAACAGTATTTAGTCGTTGCTCGTGGTGGGGCAAAGTCTATGTACGGTTCATGTATACAAGACTTCTTCCTTAACGTAGATACATCGACAACCCACCAAATCACCACAGCACCAACAATGAAACAAGCAGATGAAATTATGTCGCCTATTCGAACTGCTATCACAAGGGCTCGAGGACCACTATTTCGATTTCTAACAGAAGGATCAATTCAAAATACCACTGGGAATAGAGCAAACCGGATGAAACTTGTTCCCACTAAAAAGGGTATTGAAAACTTTCTAACGGGATCATTATTAGAAGTCAGACCAATGACCGTAGACAAATTACAGGGACTCCGACCAAAGATTTCGACCGTTGACGAGTGGCTTTCAGGTGATATTCGGGAAGATGTTGTAGGCGCAATTGAGCAGGGTGCATCCAAAATGGATGACTACCTGATCGTTGCCATGAGTTCAGAAGGTACCGTCCGAAATAGTTCTGGCGATACGATTAAGATGGAACTCATGGACATTCTTCGTGGCGAGTATCAAGCTGACCACGTTTCTATTTGGTACTATCGACTAGATAGTATCGATGAAGTAAATAATCCCGACATGTGGCCAAAAGCTCAACCTAATATTGGGAAGACAGTCTCTTATGAGACTTATCAACTCGATGTAGAACGCGCAGAGAAAGCTCCATCAACTCGAAACGATATTCTGGCTAAACGTTTTGGAATACCAATGGAAGGTTATACATATTTCTTTACATACGAAGAAACTGAACTTCATCGTAGACAAGCATTCTGGAAATGTGTATGCGCAATGGGCGTTGACCTTTCTCAAGGTGATGACTTCTGTGCTTTTACGTTCCTTTTCCCTCTTGGTCGTGGTGCTTTTGGCGTTAAGACTCGATGTTATATTTCAAGTTTAACATTATTAAAGTTGCCAGGTGCTCTTCGTATAAAGTATGATGACTTTATTAATGAAGGTTCACTAATGGTGCTCGATGGCGCAGTACTTGATATGATGTCCGTCTATGACGACCTCGAAGCTCATATTATTGACAAAAATTATGATGTTCGTAGTATTGGTTTCGATCCTTACAATGCACAGGAATTTATTACTCGTTGGCAAAAAGAAAATGGAACACATGCAATTGAAAAAGTCCTTCAGGGTGCTAAGACCGAGTCCGTTCCTCTTGGCGAGTTAAAGAAAATTTCTGAAGAACGTCAACTTCTGTTTGATCAAGAGTTGTTTCGTTTCACAATGGGTAATTGCGTTACCATTGAGGACACTAATGGCAATCGGAAGCTTCTTAAGAAACATCGCGAAGAAAAGATCGACTCAGTCTCTGCATTGCTCAATGCTTATATCTCCTATAAGTTGAACAAGGATGAATTTGAATAAGCCGAGAAAGGAGGATCGTGAATGGCAAATCGAGTTGTCACACAGGATGAACTTAAACATTGGGGAATCCTGGGTATGCACTGGGGTCTTCGTAGATTTCAAAAAGAAGATGGAACGCGCACACCCGCGGGTAAAAAACGAGACGTTATTAACTCTGAAGACCATGATAAGACTCGAGAAAATAGAAGTAAAACCATGGCAGGTCTTTCGAATGACGAACTTCGAAAGGTCAACGAACGTCTCCAACTTGAATCCGTATATAATAATCTAACTGCAGTAAAGATACAAAAGGCTGAATCTTTTGTAATGAAGACCCTTAAAGCCTCTGGTGGATCGGCCCTATCAACGATTGCTACAGGTGTTTTTATTGGGGCCGCAAAGATACTTATTCAAAAATTATCTCCAACCTTTGCTGAGGCAGCTTTTGCTATGAAACCTGTAAAAAAGCCGTAGGAGGGCGCTATGAATGCTTTAACTGCAAGGGAACTTCGTATTTTTAATGGTGTCTCGAG